ATGCCGGTCACGTTTTCCATGACAACGAAGCGAGGCATCAGGCCCGCAACGATCCGCAGGTACTCCCGGAAAAGTCCCGAGCGGGCATCGTGCATACCGCGCTGGTGGTTGCAGACGCTAAAGGCTTGGCAGGGCGGGCCGCCGACCAGGGCATCTAATTCGCCCTTGCCGATGCCAGCGACGGCCAACAGCCGGCGGGTGGTAATATCCTCAATCGGACCATCCACGAAGATAGTATCCGGGCTGTTAAGGCGGAAGGTTTCAGCGGAATGATCGTCAAAGTCGTTAGCGACAAGGGTGGAAAATCCCGCCTGCCGGAAGCCATAGGACAGGCCGCCGGCCCCGGCGAACAGGTCGATAGCAGTAAGAGGTTTCATGCTACCGCTTCCTTAGACAAACGGCCCTCGATCGTCTGCGACAAGCCCAGAACGGCCGCGTAGCTCTCCTTCAATCGCACGTATGGCCGGTCTTTGAGCTGGTCATACACCCGAGCGACTGCCGCGTCAGTCTGGCCGGCCTCGATAGCGGCGATTGCCGCCTCCGACGTGTCGGGCGAGCAGCGGCGGCGGACCTCGTTCATTTTGCCGATCCAGATCGTGTCGGTAACGTAGGGCGACAGGCAATTCACCAAGCGGAGAACATGGTCCGCGTCCAGCAGTGGTTCCGCCGAAACGCTGGTGGCGTAACCGGACTCGAACGCGAACACGAGCGAGGCCAGCCGTTCACCGAAGGTCGGCGCGCCAGGCTCCCAGTATCCGAGAATTTTGTCGTCCGTCGCGCCAATCGAGAACCGAAATAGAATTGCGTCCCGGTACATCAGGAACCGGCCGCAGATTGCCCGGATGCACTCGATGTGCGGCTTGCTCACGATCAGCAGCTCATTGCCCGCCCGCAACAGGTTCTCGATTACCTCCATGCACGGCCCGAGAAACTCCGGCGTGAGATCGTGGGTCGTGGGGAACATCACCCGGCCGGCGGCTTGCCGGCGCTGCTTGCGGACCTCTGCCGGGCGCAACGAATGATAGGTTGTTCCCCAGGCCTCGCGGCCGGGGCACTGGCGGAATTTCACCGCCCGGGCCGCCGCGTAGCAGTAGCGGCAGCGGTGCGGACAGCCGAGAACGACGTTGACGGATTCGACCGACCATTCCCGCGTGCCGGTGATCGGGGTAGACTGATTAGATGGCATAGGACCGATTCTCCTGTGTCGAGGGCCGCGGCGGTTGCCACCGTTGCGGCCCGTTTACGTTTCCGGCTCCAGACGGAGCCCCAGGTAGCGGGCGTTGCCGTGGGACAGGGCCTCGACCGCTTCCGTTATTTTCGCGTACCCGCAACTCCTTGTCAACAGGTAACTTAGGAGGATTTTTTGGAGGTTGTGGGTAATCGGCCCGGACATCCTTGTGATCGACGGCAGCCGGATTCCCATCGCCGCGAGCTCGTAATTGGAGATCTGGACCCGATTCGGGCCCCCGTTGCCCCATGTAAGGAAAACAGTCGTGGGCCGCGCCACGTTGGGGAGCATGGCCGCCCAGTGCTTCCAGGGAGATCCGTAGGTATCGATGTCCACCACGTTTTGCGGCCAGCCCGCTTGGGCGAGGACCCGGACTGAATCGAGCTTTAGCCGGCCCTTTCTCGGTTTCAGGTCCAAGCCCCAGTAGCTCGTCAGCGTAAACTCCTGCCGCAGCGTCCGCCATAGAAGCCCGCCCCCCTGGCAACAATCCAAAACGTGGATCGGGCCGTCCGCGTGGTACTTTCGCAGAAAGTACCGCCGCAGCTCCAGCTTGGCCCGCGGGTCGTGATTGTCAGTCCGTGTCGCCATCGTTCTGCGTGGTTTCCAGCACGATGCCTTCCACCGCCGCCAGCGCCTCGACCTGCGCGGCGATCTCGGCGAACCGCACCACCGGCAGGCCCAGCAGCACCCAGGCCATCTTGGGCGGCGGAAGCGTCGATATCGGTTTCAGCTCCACTCCCCCGACGCCGATCCCATTTGCCTCCGCCAGCCCGTCCAGCATCGCCTTCAGTCCGGCGTCGGCCGTTTCACATTCCTTGAGCAATCCAGACAGCTTGTCGCTATCCGCCTCAGCCATAGCGGCCAACGGGTCCAAACTGAGTATGAGCTTGTCCGCCTCCGCCTCGTCGAGGTCGAGCACCAGGACCGGCCAAAGCTGCTCCGGGTCTAGGTCCTGCCGAAGGTGCCCGTCCAGAAGCCCCAGGCGGCCGTCCGGCAGCGGCCTGGCAATCAGGGCGTCCGCTACGCCGATATCGGTCAGGATGCCTTGCAGGGCGTCACGCTGGCCTTGCGGGTGCGTCCTCCAGTTCTTCTCGTTTGGCACCAGGTCGCCAGCCCGCACGCGGCGGAACTCCTTGATGCGGTCCCGAATGGCGAGCGGCTTGGCGGCAGCCTTCGACTTTCTCTCGCTCATTTGTCCATCCCGCTGAAGTGCCGGCGCGCGTGGGTAATCCGGCCGCTCTCATACATCACACTCAGGCCGATTTCACCAAACAGCCGATCGGCCTCGGCCGCGTCGCACATATCATCAAGCCGCGCGTGCAAGCGACGGCGCAAGTCGCTTTCTCCCTCACCCGGCTGCTTGCTCGGACGGGGCGAATAGCGGTCCTTATTGGTTATGGCGCTCATGCTGACTCCTCTGGTTCGTTCAAAATTGGAAGTGACTTACAACGGCAGTTGGGACGCCAAGAATCCCCCGGAAACGGCCGCCCTTTCTCGTCGCGGTAGCTGGTGTCGGCCGCCACGTCGCCACGTCCGTCATAGAGGTACAGCCGGCCGTTGGCGCCACCGTGGCTGTCCCAATCGTCAGGTGGACGTTGCGGACGCAGCCTACCACGGCTGAATTTGTCGATCGTGGCGATCCGCTGTCGGCCCTTGATCATCGGTCCCAACTGGCGAAACGCCTGCCACTGGCCCAAGGCGGCAATCCGACATCCATCCGTTCGGGCGATCGTATTGGCCGACGCCCGGTAGTTTTCCACTAGCGGAGCGATCCGCTTTCGCAACTCGGTCATGTTCTCGCCGGCAGCGATGCCGTGGATAAGCTCGTTAGCTACCTGTTCGGGGTCCGGCCGCGTCCGACGGAACATGGTCAGCCATTCTTCCCACGTCCGGCCGTCGGCGCCCGGCGTGTGCAGCAGCTCGTCAACCTGGGCCTCGCTGAGCGACGGAAACACCGTCCGGCGAATCAGGGCCATCGCCTCTTCTCGCGAGAGCGTCAGGTCGCGGATCGGCTGAAGCTCATCAGTCACGTCCAGGGGCGAGCCGTAGGCAGCGTCGTAGGCCGCATTGTCGGCGGTGTCGTCTTCGTCATCCTCTCGCAGGCGCCCGTGTACACGCCCCTGCGTGCCCGCCCGCGTGCGGGCGAGCTTGGCCCACCACTTTAGCGGCACGGCCGCCAGCAAGGCCGTGGCCGCCTCGTTGTGACTCTGGCGGATTCGCTCGGAAAACTCGCGCCGAAACAGGTCCCGCGTCTCGGTCAGGGCCGCGTAGATGCGTTTCGCTGTCTCTCGGTGGGCAACGGCCGGGTTTTGCGACTCGGCCGCCCTGAGAATGTCTTTTAGGCACCGAGCGTAGATGCACTTCACCGGGCCATCGAGGGCGTTTGCCCAGGCCGTCAGCGCAGCGCCCTGGCGGTGCATTGCGGCGGCAAGACGGCGGTTCAGCGGGGCGGTCATTTTTCAGGCGTCTTTTCCGGCCATTTATCGTCAGGATCAAAACCCAGGACCATTGCCACGTCTGCCGGGCACGGCAGGTCCTCATCATCGTCGTTATCGGCGTCGGCCGGCGGCGCGTGTTCGCGCCAAGCCTTGTCCCAGCCGCCGAAATCAGGATCGACCGGAAGATCGGCCAGTTGTGTTTTTGCCATTATGCGGCTCCTTTCAGCCCCGCTTGCGCGGCGGCGAAGACGTGTGGATTGATATACGACTTGAGCGCGACATTACGCGTGTTGCCGAGGTGCGAAGCGACGTGATCACCGGCGCCAGCCACCAGCTTCTCGTACTCGGCCATGTTTCGCGGCTGAGGTGCGTTCTTGACAAACTCGGCCGCCAGTTGCGTGGCCAGAACGGTACGATGATCTTTTGTTTTGATCTTGCCGCCGTCCTTTGACTCGGAATAGGCGCGGACCTTCGCGGCATTCGTAGCAAACAGCCGACCGCCGGGACCGGCCTTCTTGGCCCGCGCCACCAGGTCGGCAGCTACGTGCGGATCGGACACCGGCATGTCAATTGCCTTCCCGTGTTTTTTGCCAGGCACGAAATGCACGCTCACGTTGCCGCTGGCGTCTTGAACAATGTGCTCTCCCTTGAGCGTGGTGGCGCCGTAACTCGGAAACTTGGCCTTGGTGTCATGGTCGCTGCCTGGGCGCATGCCGGTGTGCATGATGAGGGCCAGGGCCGCGCCTTCCTCGACGTTCTTGCCGGCTGCTTGGTCTCTGGCGATTTCACCGCGCACTTTGCCTTGTTGGGCGATGGCGTCATTGACACATCCCCACTTGTCGGCGGCCGCCTTGGCGTTGTGCGTCTCGCCGTACTTACGCTGTGACCGGCCAGCATCGTCTGTCCACGTTGCCAGCATGTCGCCCTTGGGATCAAGGTTGACGTGGACCTCGTGCGCACCAGGCGGAATGCCGAGCTTGGCAATGTGCTCCGGCACTTTCTCTCCCGTAGCAACGATCGTCCGCACCTTTCGATCAGCACTCAACGCCGTGCCGTGCAGCACCTCGCCGTGTGCCGTCTTGACGGTCCCGGCCGCCGCTGGCCGACCGATCTTTGGCGGCTCTTTGGCGGGCTTGGCCGCGGCTGTCGCGCCAGCCCCACCCCCGCCGCCACCACCCGCGAACTCACCACCCTCCGGCGACCCAGACGGTACGCGGGCCTGGTCGTCGGCGGATTCCGCCAACTTGGTCGTGTCACTCGATGGCGCCCCCACGGCGATGCCAAACCGCACGTACTTCTTTCCCGGCTCGCCGTTCGGACCCGGCTCGCCCTCGTCGTGCCAGCGGTCCAAGAACTCGGGCCAGAAGATCGGCTTCAGCCCGCCGGCTCCGCCGCTCGATTCGCTGTCCGCTTCGCTCGTTGGCACGTCCCCGCCCGGCTCGTGCTCGGCATTTTGCAGTGATGGGTCCTGAACGATCACCAGCTTCGGGACCACGCCGGCGACGCCCTGCCAGTGACCGTAATTCCAGGCGGCCTTCGGGTCGCGCAAATCCATGTAGTATTGGCCGGGGAAGGCGGTGATCTTGTTTGCCCGCACGTTCGCAGCCAGGTCGGCGATTGTCATGCCATCGCGGCTCTCGACGGGACAACCAAGGGTCTTGAATGCCGCCTCGATGGCATCCGGTGAGGTGGATTTCTCGACGTTCGTTCCGAGCAGCGTAGCCCATTCGGCAACCGTCTTCGGCCCGACGCCGAAATACAACCCGATCGAACAGGCAACCGCGGCACCGCATTCCCAGTCGTTTTCCTGCCGCACGTCGGGGATGCTGAGCACCGGCAAATTGTCGGTAAGCGGCATCGCTTCCGGCGCCGCCGGTGTGTCGCCGGTGAAGCTGCCGTGGAACGCTGCCAGTCCCCGATGGTTGGCCGCCGCGGTGCCGTCCCCCGCCTTAACGGCAGCGTCCGCCGCGGCCTGGTGAGCTTGCTGTGCCTTGAGGTGCAATGGCTTGGCGGCCTCGGCCGACAGCCCCGGTTTGTTGGCGCGGGCTGTGGCGGCATTGGCCGCGGTGTGGCTGTCACCGGTGAACTTGCCATCGTAGTGGTGCAGGTCGTTCGATTCGGGAAGCATCGCCGGCTCCGTCGGAGCTTCACCGCTACTCGACGGCTGCTCTTTGCCGCCGGCCGCCATGCCGCTGCTGCTGCCCGGCTCTTCACCGCCGCCCTCGGCATCCGCATCGGTCATCGGCTCGTTCTCCGGCCGGTGCGAAACCTCCAGGTCGATTTTGTTTGACTCGTCCTCGTATTCCAAACCGTTGCGGGCCGCCCAGGTGTCGCGGCTCATCACCTTGCCGTTGACCAGCATTTGATCGGATTCGGTTTCCGCCTGCCGGTCTTCGTGTTTGATAATCGGCGGCTCAGCTTCGACTTTTATCAGATCGAGCACATTCTCCGGCAGTCTGCCGGCAACGGCCGCAACCTTCAGGGCCAGCCGGATCACTACTAGGTCGGCGTCGATGATGTCGGCCTGCATGCGCTCGAAGCTCTTGACGGCCGGCCCCTCGGCAACCATCGTGCTGGAGTAGTTGGCGTTGCTCGAATCGCCCGAGATCATGTACTCGGGCATGGCCAAGGCGGAGCCGATGGCGCGCAGCTCGGCCTGGACGCCGGCCACATAACGGCCGATGTCGATCCCGGCTTGGGGAAACATCACGTCTACGGTTTCAGGGATGTCGAGTGCGGTGCCCGGCAGGTAGCGTTTGACGTTATCGGGCCGCCCCTGGCCGCCGTCGCCGCCGACCACGGTCGCTGCGTCTTTGGCGAGGGCCTGCTGCACGATGTCACGCGTAGCGCCAACGTGTTTGCGAATCATGGCAATGCTGGACTGCACCTCGGCCACACTATTGATGTTCCGCAACAGTCGCATGGCCCGGTCAAAGTGGCTGCGCAAGGCGTACCAGGTCGGCAGCCCGCGGGGACTGCAAAGATCGACGTTGGCCTTGAGGTGCTGGACTTCCGAGGCGTCCACTTTTACCGGCTCGCCCACTGCTTCGCCAAGCGCCCGGATGTCCTTGACGTAGTAGGCCGTCGGCGTCTCCATATCGTAGCCGTTGTCGTACCGCTTGAACTCGATGCCGAACCAGGTGCCGGGCAGCCCCACGTCCTGGATACACAGCGGCTCGATAAAACGGACGTGCAACTGGCCTTCCTTCTCGTCGATGAAAAATCGCCGGAACGCCTCACCGTCGCGGTCCAGCCTGACGATGGTTTCCGCCTGCCGGACAGGCCAGCGATTGAGCGTCACAAATTCATCAATCACGTTTCGGCAGTCACTCAACAGCTCGTTGGCTTCCTCCGGCGTGTCGAATTCATCCTCGTTGATCGGCGCACATTTGTATTTGTGCCCACTGCCAACCGTGTAATCGATGCGGTTTCGCTGGGCGCCGATGCAAAACGGATTGATCTGCGCCAACGCCCGCGACTCGGCCCGAATGGCCCGTAGCTGGGCCTCGTTGATGTAGACCAGGCTGATGGCTTGCGGGTAGCTCATGCCGAGCCCGGGTTGCGGCGGGTATGCGCCGAGGCTGTTGGCGCCTTCACCCGGCGGACTGTCCGGGAAGCGGGAAATGTCCGAGAAGTCCACGCGCTGGCCCCACTCGGTCAAGCGGTCTTCCAAGAGCGTGAGCCGATCAACGGCGGCGCGCAGGTCGGGGGTGGTGAGCATGAGCTACTCCGTTCCAATTCCAAGTAAATGATAAACGACGCGCAAACACTGTTCGAGCGCGTCGGGAAGATCATCGTGATCGGCCGTCGGAAAGTCCATGAGCTGGTCAACCAGCAGCCGGCAGCCGGGCGTTTCGCGAAACTTGAATCGCCGCTGCGTAATGTAGGGCGAGAGCCGCAGAATGCGGACCCGCTTCGGCTTGCCGCCGGTAGGCATTTGCAAGACCTTCCACTGTTTCAGCATGTCCGGCGCGTCGGCCTGCATCTGGTCGGCAATCAATTGCTGAAACTGGTCGGTCTCGAATCCAACGGCGTCGGGCTTGTGGGCGTCGGCAAACTGCCGCACGGCCCGCACGATGTCCTTAGCGTTGCGGCGCTCGCCGTTCGCATTGATGTAGAACACGCCGTTGTATCGGCCAACGAACACGATGCCGCAGTAGTCGCCCTGTTTGTCCTTGGCGCCCTTGCTGGGATCGACGCCGATGCCGCTGACCTCGAAGTGAGCCGGCCAGTCGGCGTCCTTGCACCAGATGTCGCGGGCAAAGTATTCCGGCGCCCACTCGTTCATGCCGGCCTCAGACGGGTCTTGCTGGTAGAGTGCGGCAAAGGCTTTCGAGTCCTTGTGCCGCTCGCGCTCCAAGGCGTCATAATCCTTGAATGCGGTCCAGAGCGGCTCGCCAACCTGGCGAAGGTCCTCGGGGTGTGTCTGCGTTGCCGTGCGGATCGCCGGCAGGGACAGGACTTCCCATTGCTCTTCCCGACGATCGAGCATCTTTCGCAACAGCCGGCCAGCCAGGTCGTCGCGGTGAAAACGAGTGTGCATCAGCACGATCGCCGCGTTGGTCCATTGCCGGCTGGAAAAGTCGCTGGCGTACCACTCCCATAATTTCTGCCGGCAAGTCGGGCTGTTGGCATATTCCCAGGACTTGATTGGATCGTCGATAATCCCCAAGTCAAACCGAATGCCGTGCAGCGTTCCGCCGACGCCAGTCGAGCGGTAGAAGCCGTGGTGGCCGACGATCTCGAAATAGTCCGTTGTTCGTCGGTACTGACCGAAACTCGACGCCTTGACGGCACGATCGTTCAGCCGCGAATCAGCAAACAGCCGGCGATACCGCTCTTCCTCCATGATTCGCTGCACTTCCCTGTTCAGCAGTCCCGTAAAATCGGCTGTGTGAGAACAGGCGATAATTCGCGCGTCCGGGTTGCGACCGAACACGAACGCCGGCAGCATCCGGCTGACGAACTCCGTCTTGGCATGGCCGGGCGGCATGAAGATCATTAGCCGCTTGACTTCACCCCGCGCCACCTGGTCCAGCTTCGCTGCCAAGAGACGGTGGTGCCAACTCATCAGGTAGTTCGGCCTCAAGTAGCGGATGAAGTGTAAGAGATGTTGCCTCGCCTCCGCTCTCCGAGGGATTTCCAGCCGCGCCCGCTGTCTCGATTCCAGTTCGCGCTCGGCCTCTTGCGGCGAGACTCTCCAACTGTTCGTCCGAGAGAGTTTCGACGGCCGGTGCGATACTGACGGGACCGCCACCGGGTCCGGTGTGCTCGATTTTTTGCAGTTCGATGTATCCACGGTTCTTCGCTAGACACTTCAGGGTGAACATTGCCGACGCAATGCCGCCGGGACTCTCGCGGTTGGCAATCTCCGCATCAATCCGCAACACGGCCGCATCGACGCGGCGTTCCACCATTTCATCTTCCAGTACCTTCAGGTCGGGGTGTCGCTTGATCCAGGCGTAGACGCTCTGCATGGAAATATCCAATGCGTCAGCCGCGAAGCTCACCAATCCTTTTGCCGCGCGCAAGGCGGCCGCAACTTCCCGCTTCGTCCGCTTGTGACTCTTTTTAGAACCAACATTTTTCATAGTGTTCAGACATGGGCGCAAACAAAAAGGGGCCGGCGATTTCTCGCTCGGCCCCTAACGGCCTGCGCTGGGTTAGGCCATCTCGGCGGGGATCAGTCCGCCTGTGGCCGCTGGGTTGGCCGGCGAGTTCGCCGACCCCTTGTTCAATTTACCATAATCAGTTCTGGATTGCCACCGAAGGTCTCGCCCGGCAGCGACCGGTAACGGCGGAACTTGTCCATTAGACTGTGATCTCCCGGGGATTGGCGGCCAGCGCGAGCCCGGCGGCCTGCCGCCACAACCACCACGTGCCGGCGGCGAGCATGAACACGACCTCGCCCGCCTCGCCCGTCGTCAGCGGGCCGGCGACCGGGTTGTTGCCGGCCGCGTCGGACGTGACCCAGACCTCCACGCCCGCCAGTGGGTTGCCGGCCGTGTCCTCGCAGGTTATCGACACCGGGATCGGTCCGGGGCCGACCGCCGGGCCCCACGCCCCGGCCCCGTGAGTGGCCGAGAGTTGCTCGTCGATCTGCTGCGGCAGGGCGGTCGTCGCCGAGAGCAGTCCCGACACGATCGGCCCCAGGTCCTGCCAGGTGTAGGAGTTGCCGTCCGACTGCTGGTCGACGCTTGTGCCGCCGGTCGTGTTCCAACCGCCGCTCGGGCCAGGGCCGGTCGCCGTCGACCGTCCGGTGACTACCGTGCAGATGTAGAAGTGCCCGTTGCCAGGCGTCATCAACTGGCCCAGCGCGTTGCTCCTCGTGATGGTGGCGTCGTTTGCCTGCCAGGCGTAGACCGGAGGCTGGCTCCCACCCTGCGTCGTATAGACGTAGGGCGCAACCGTGCCGTGATAGTTCGACAGCGCGTAGAGCCAGGCCTGCATGGCAGCGCCGTTCTGCACGTTGAACGTCGGGATGCCCGTGTTGTCGCCCGCGAAAGAGGGCACGTCATAGACGAGGCTGCTGTTCAGCCAAGAGCGATCGTAATTCGTGCCGATGCAGGCCACATTGGCGGCGGTCGTACCGCATCCGATCGAGTTAGTCCCGCTCAACGCGCCGTCGCTGACCTCCACGGAGGCCACCCGGCCGCCGAGCAGAAACAACGTCCCAGTCACGGCGCCGATGCCGATAGCACTGCCGGCGGCAAGATAATTGTCGTCGAACGAATATACCGTGGCCGGCGAGCCGATCGTCATGCCCTGCTGCCCATCGGATGGCTGGGAGATGCTAGGGCCGATCGAGATATGCCGACAGCGGACGAACTGGATCACGTGCGCCGCCACCTTGACGGTCGTGTTGTCAACCTTCCCCTGGAACTCGCAGTCCTCGAACGTGCCCGAGCAGGGGCTCGACGCATTGACGTTCAAGGAGTCGGTATCGCCGATGGACCGCACGCGGCGCACCAGGGCGTTGTTGAAGGCCGCCGGCGGCGAGCCCCAGACGCCCAGCGGGAAACAGAAATTGCCGGCCACGGTCGTCGTTCCCGTCCCGCTCAGAATCGCCCACACGCCCGCATCGGCGACCGTGAAGTCGCGCAGCTCGGCATTGCCCGGCACGCGAAAGGAGCAGACTATGTTTCCGGTCCCGGTCCAATAGAGCGCCGACGTAATGACCGTCTCATACATCCCCGCGCCCCGCACGGAAACGCCGTCCGGCGTGTTGATGTAATTGGCCCCCAGTGCGAACGTGCCCGCCCCAATCATCACCACGTCGCCGGCCGCGGCCGCCTCAATCGTGGTCTTGGGCGAGAGTTTCGCTGTCGCCCACGACTTGCCGTCGTTGCTGTCGTTGCCCGTCAGCGCGACGAACCAGACTGTGCCCGGCGTCTTATAGACGATCTGGGCGATGGATTGCAGGTCGGCGGTTACGAGGGTGGCCATGTTTGCTTCACCGCACTCCCTTGATTCCGG